ATCGGGATCGTCGCAAGACCCGCGCCGTCCGACACCACGTTGGCGAGGACCACGAATGATCTCAAGTCTCCCGTGGATTGACGCGTCAGCGGGTTGATGCGGTGAACGCCAGCGAAGAAGATGATGTCGCCAGCGTTAAGCACGGCGGTCGTGGCGGTCCAACCGCTCGTGGCGATGCTGCTTCCGGTTTGGTTCGCGCCGCTAACGACCGGCGTGCCGCCCTGCGTGCCGGTCTTGAACGTCGGAACGTTCTGTGACATGAACCACTCGAAGCCCAACCCTTCGGCGACAAGGCCCTTGTAGTAGTCCTCTTCGCCGCCCTTGCCGGCCTTCAAGTTGCGAAGGAAGCCCAGGGAGGCGGTGCCGCCAACGTTCGTGATCAAGCCCTGCAATGCGGGGAAGATCGCCCGCTGCATGCGCGGCGAGATGTGAAGCGAGAGGTTTTCCTCGTCGTCTATAGGGAAGCCTTCGTCGGCGAGGATTTGGAGAGCGTTAAGGTAAGTGTCCGCTGCGGTAGGCACGGTACCAGGGGTGCCTACTTCTGCGGGCACGTCGACAAAACGCTGGAGTCCGTCAAAGTCGACGTCGTTCGCGATCTGGACGATGAGCGGCTTCGTCACGCGGTTCGTGAAGTCGTCGAGGCTCAACGCCATGTCGGAAGAGGTGAACCCGCGCGCCTGCTGGTATTGCTTGTTCAAGACCAGCGGCACGGAGCGTTCGATGTAGTCTTGAAGTTGAATGCCTTGCCCGGCCGTCGAGACGGCGCGCGCAGGCTTGCGGATATTGATGAGGTAGCCGATCTTCGCGCCAGCTTGCCCGAACTTGTCGTCATACTGGCGGTCGACCTTTTTCGTGAAGGAGATCGAGTTTTCGAGAACCAGCAGGTTCTTCCAACTGATCTCCTGTCGTGTAAGCAGAACGTTTGCCAAGTTAAGCTCCTTTTTGCAGGCTCTCTATTGCTCGGCGTTCATCGCGCGACGCAAGTCTTTGGCCTTGCCGGGATAGTTCGGCTTGGCGGCGATTTCCGCGAACGAGAGAGCCGCTGATGATCCCCCCGTGCTTACCGTCCGCACCGGAGCGGGCACTCGGGGCCGTGGTCTTGCCGGAGCTTCGTCGTCAGCCTCGCCAGGTGCGGGCGCGCCAGTCGTCAGCCTCGCGGAGAGGCGTCCGACTTCCATGACGGCGGAGAGTGGTGTCATCTTGCCGAGTTTCGCAGCGTAGGCAGGGTGCCGCCCAAGGTAGTAGATCACTTCGGCGCCATTCTCCTGCTCCAAGATCGCCAGTTGCACTTCCTGGCCGATGAAAATGTCCTTGTTCACGACTTCGTCCCAGTCGGCGTGAGCTTCTTTCGCTTCTTCAACCTGAACCGCATAGTTTTGGATGTTTTTCTCGAAGCGCGCCTTGTTCGCCGTTTCCGCGTCCTTGATCGCGGTTTCTTTCTTCGTTTTCTCGACGCCCCAGGCAATCAGGGCGTCCTCGTACTTCTGCTCGCCATCGCCATCTTGCGAGAAGTCCGCGCGCTTCGGCTTGACTGTTTCTTTCGCTGGTTCCTGCCTGCTTTCAAGTTCCGTGAGCCGCTTGCGAAGCTCTTCGTTCTCAGCCGTTAAGGCTAGGGTGGCGCGTTCGACGGCGCGCTCGCGGCGGCTTTTCTTCGGCGGCGTAGATGGCTCTGCCTTTTTTCCGGGCTCTGCTTCTTCCGCTTCCTGCTTGTCCTGCCATTCGACGTGCGCGGTTTCAAACTCCTCTTCGCTCTTGTAGTCTTCACGCTTCGGTTCGGCCACAGCCTCCGGTTCTTTCGCAACTTCGTAGCCCGCGCCTTCGACCACGGCCTTCAGGTTCTTCTCGCGCACTTCGTCGCTAACTTCGTGGCTCGCTGATTTCAGAACGATTCCGGTAGGCATCTTATTCTCCTATTGCTGCACGTACGTCAAGTATCCGCCAATCGCAACGGTGGTTCCTGCGCTCGTCGCACAAATTTCCCCGCTGGCGATGCTGGTAAACTGCGTCATGCTGCCCTGCCCACTGATGAACGTCGGCACGTTCGCCGTGATGTTTCCTTGATACGTGCCGGTAAGCGACGATGGCGTTGTATCGCAAGGAGTCGTAACCTTGGTGCCCGTCTTGAAAATGATCGAACCAACCGTGGTCGCAGAACCTTGAATCGTCGCAGAGAAACCGCAGACAAGGATGGTTTTCCCGGCCACGGCGGCGACCAACTCAGTCGTCGTAGCGCTCGAAATGTTGATCACGGCCGTAGATTTTACTTGGCTTAAATCCTGACAGGAATCCGTCGAGCCAGGTATGACCGGAGGCGCCGCCGCGACGATCAACGACGGGTCGATGGCCGTTTGCGTCACCGTTATATTTATATGCGCCGAGCCCGAACCGAAGGCCGAGGCGCGCACGCGGAAGCGCAGCGCGGCCCATACGGGGCATTGCCACGCGCGAACCTGGTTCGTCGGCACGGCTTCGCTCGCTTCGAGTATGTTGACATCAGTTCGAGCGCAAACTTCTTGAAAATAGTTCGTGCCCGCCGTGGGGTCGGAAAAGTCGAAACCAATCGTCACGCCCGAGTACGTGCCGGAAATCGTCACGGTCACGGCGGCATAGTTCGCCACCGGAATGTCGAGCGTCGAGCCCGCACCGGAGCTTTGCGGCGCCCCTGAGGTCCCGAGCGTGGTCACGAAGACCGCGTTCGTGCAGGCACCGTTCGGCGTGCTGCACGCCGAAGTAAGCTGCCCGTTGTAGCTCAGGTTCGGCAGAATGTTCTGCGCACGAAGCGAGAAGGGCGCCAGAAACAAAAGCAACCAGAGAATGCGTTGCGTCAAAAACGTGAAAAGTTTTTTCATCCCGTGCTCCCTCACCCCGTTGAACCCGGAATCGGAACCGTCGGTGCCGCCGGTGTAACAGGTTGAACCTTCGGCTCGACCGCGCCCGGCAGCTCAGGCGTGGGCGGCGCCGCGCCGGCCTCTTCCTCAACCGACATAGATTCGTGCAGCAGTTGCACGCGATGGCTGATCGAATCAAGCACCGCCTGGACGTGCGCCAGCCCTGCCTGCCCCTCGGTTTTAAGAATTTGCAGCGCAAGTTGCGTCTCTGCTTGCAGGTTAGCGATCCTCTCACGGCTCTCTACGTCAAGCCGCTTCGTGCGGATCGTGTCCGTAGCCCGCGCCAGCTCGGCCACAAGCTGCTGCTGCTGCTGCGTGAGCTGTTGAATGGCTGCCCCTTGCTGCGCCAGCTGCGCGTCCTTGTCACCCTCGTCAGCATCTTGAAATTGCGGCGGCGTCATCTTCTTGAGAATCTTCGCCAGCTCGTCGGCACCGTTAAAGTCAGCGTTCCTCGCCCACAGGTAGAGTATCGGAATAAACGCTTGGCTCTGCGCAATCGCCGGCTGGGCTATCACTTGCGTCAACGACTTGAAACCCTCGCGCCGCCCCGTCTGGCTCATCGGCCCCGAGGAAAGCGTCACGTCGTACTCGCCCTTGCCGATGTCGTAAGCCTTCCGTATCGCCTCATTGTCGAGCAGGCCCGCCGCATCGTCGGCCGTGCTGTACTGCGAGTTGAAAACCGCCGCGTGCTTTATGCTGTCGTCAGGGTTGACGATCCTTTGAAGCCGCGGCGCCGTAATGTACCGCGGCCAAAGGTCGAGGAGAACCTTTCCCTGCCAGCGGATCGCGCGGTTCAAATTGTCGGAATAGCTAACCATGCCCTTGTCGGACTGTAGTTCACGTGTAAGAATAGCGAAGCCCGACTCGGCCTGAAGGCCCGGCTGATCAACCTGCGGACCGTAAATGCCGACTACCGCCTTCATGTCGTAGTCCGCCTGCCGGATGATCGCAGCCATACCGGCGATGTCGAAGTTGCGGTTCGCGCGGCTCGGCGGCGCGAGCGGCCGGTCTTGCTTGTCGTAAGGCTGGTAGGGAACGTACGGGAAGTTCTTCTTGCTCATCAGCCTGTAAAATTCCTCAAAGTTTTCCGTCGCGCCCATCGGCACGAAGAGCGGGTCTTTCCCCTGCGCGTCGATCTGCTCGACTTGCCGCGTCACCATGAAATCGTAAATCCGCTGCGCGTCGCGGTAGTCGCGTACCATGCCAGCCTTGTAGCTGCGGCCGTTGACGTTCAAGCGCACACCGAAAAGGTCGACGAGCGGAATGTACTTCCCGAGGTACTCGTACCGTTCGAGCACCTCGATGGCGTTGTGCTTCACGCAGCAAACCTTGCGGATCAGCGTTTCGCGCTCGTCGTCTATAGCCGAGCGTTCGAGCGCGGTGAGGTTTTTCTTCAATTCGACGCTGCCGTCAGAAAGTTGGCAGATGATTTCTTTCGTTAGCTCGATCCACCAGTACTCGGCCGTGCGCGCGCCGTGCTTCGTGACCCATCCGGGCGCGGCCGAAGCAGAATCAGTCGGGAAGCGCAGCTGCACCATCTGCGAATCGGGATATTTCGCCTTGTATTGTTCCTTGGCCAAGTCTTCGACGACGTGCGCCCAAAGCGGGTCTTGCCCCAGCGGGTTGCGGATCGGCGCAAGGTAGGCGTTGAACGGGTTCTCGAACGGCTCGATCCTCGGCTCTTGATCGAACGACATCTCGGAAACGTAGTCGGTCTTTATGCGCCACGGGCACCAACCGGTGCGCATCATCCAATCGTAAGAGTCGTCGTACGTAACGTCGGCGAAGCTCGCAACTTCGATGTGCCGCAAGACGCCCTGGTGAATTTTCGCCAACTCGATGTCGGCGCCCGAGCCAACCGGGTTTACGATCATCGAGGGCCGGTGCTGCCGCTCGTCGCCCGTGTATTGCCGCAAGAACGACGGCGCGCGGTTGATCGTCAAACAAGGTTTGCCTTCGATCTCGCGGTTGGCCTTCACACCTTCGTCCCATTGGCCCGTACCGATAGAGAATTTCAAGTCTTCGAGCCCCTGCCGGCGGGTTTCCGACTCCGCCTCGGCAGTGATCTCGAAGCGCTTCAGCGAAGTCTTGATGATCTCGGCGTCGCCGCCGAGCTGTCGGTCGCGCTTCTTCGATTTCGAGGTGAGAACGATGGCCATTTAATGTATCTTCTCGGCCCCTTGCGCCTCGGCGGGGCTATAAACATCCGCAGCCACACCTTCCTCCGTAACGGCCTCGCCCGGATAGAGCGAAATCACTGCCGCGGCGAGCCCGTTCTTCACGAAGACACAGGCGGTTCCGCTCCAAAACATTTGCTCCGCCTCGATGCGAACCAGCGCACCGTTGGCCCGCTTGTAGTAGTAAGTTTTCATTTCTTCCTCTCGAATAAACGGCACCAATCCTCCGGTCCAATGACTCCTTGGACTTTGGTACATGCCGCATTTACTTGCGGTCCCTTACGGATAAAGTGCTCGCACTGTGAGCAGTGATTCATGCCTTGCGCCGGATGTTCATAATTCACGGCACTCTTGGGCTGCTTTTTCTGCGCGCCTACGATAATCACGCCATCTCACTGAGTTTCCCTGTGTGCTTCCCGCCGAGAATCCGGTTCGCCTTCGCGCGAATCTTCGCCGCCGACGCAGCCGAGAGCTTGCCTTTCTTCACCATCTGCGTCGCGCGGGCCTTCGCGTTCGCCGCGTGCGAGTGGTCGGGCATCGGGTATTTGCGCTTCGACGGCAGCCCGAACGTCCTGGCCGAAAGATGCTTGCGCGCGATCGTGGTTATGTGGCCCATACTCCCGCCAATCTCATGCCGCTATTCCCCGCACGTCCCCCTCCTGGCAGATCGCAACGTCCTCGACTTCCAGATCGACCCAATTACCGATGAAAACCGTTTGGCCCGGAGAAACGCTTATCTGGCGGCGATAACCGGGGAACCATCGCCATTCGTACTCTTTAGCGATAGATGCCGCAGAAGATATCGGAATTCCACCAGTTGCAAACATCCGTTTTGGTATTTTCCACCATTCCCCCGGCACCCATCTTCCCGGTCCCACTTTCAGCACTACCACCTTGCGCAGATCACCGCTGATAAGTTCTTTTCTGTCGGTAAGAATGATTCGCCCCGCCTCCGCCTGCGGTTCGTTCACGAACCGCACGATGATGCGGTCGCTAAGCGGTTCGAGCCGCACGAGAAATTCCGCCGAGAGGCTACAGCTTGCGTCCCATTCCGGCAGCCGCTTGCCATATTCGTAGTCCGCTGGCCGGGGAATCGCGCCGCGCGTCGTCGCGGCGATCTCCTCGCGGCTCTTGGCGTGGCCAGCGTAGGGCTCGCGGACGAGGTCGGCGAAGTCTTTCATAGCCGATTGACCAGCTCTTTCATGCAGTGCAGCTTCCGGTCTTCCGTTTCGCAGTTGTAAAGATAATTCTGCATCTGCTGAAGCAAATGCCGCCGCCCGCTCTCCGGCAAGTCGCGCAGCGAGCGGACGGGATGGACGATGACGAGGTTCTTAATCGGCTTTCTCATACCATCTCCGAGAGCTTCCCGCTCATCTTCTTGCGGTCGTGCTTGGCTTGCATCCTGCGCCCCTTCTTCGTAATCTTCGAGCCGCGCATCGCACCCATGTTATTCATCGCGCCGTAAACGTAGCGGTCGGCGCGCTTGCCCGAAAAACCTTTCTTCTCCGCACCTTCACGGAGCTTCGCTTCGAGAAAGGCAGGCATCAGCGTTCCGCCTGGCGCTCAATCGTGCGGATGCCGGTCGAAGTGCGGATGCACCGGCGTGCGCGAGTTGGCAAAGTAAGTGTGCGCCGTGCCTTTGCCGATCTCCGCATGCTTGCCCGTCGCCGTCGAAGTCGCGGGCTGAAGCTTCGAGATGCCCTCCGTGGGCGAAACGGCCTTGCGGCCCTTCGTCTGAACTTTCGCAACGTCGGGCTGGTTGGCCGAGCGCTTCCCGTGCGGCGGCGGAACTTGCCTGCCTTTAAGATGCGGCCCTGTTTTCATCTTCATTCTGGTTTCTCCTTTTCAATCGACTGGTTCCGGCTCTGAACCTTCCTGCTCTTCGAGCTTCGGATGCGGCAGCCCAGCATGGTGCGCGATATGCTTCAAGGCTTCTTCGCCTTCACCCTTCTCGAACTCGTGCGGCTCCGGGTCGTGGCGGTAGTCCGTGTAATGATGCGTCACGATGTGCCCGCCGCCGAGGCGCGGCTCGATCTCCATGCGCTTCAGGACTTTCGGCTTGGCTCGTGCCTTCGATGATTGCGCTACGGATATGCCTTCCATGTTTCACCTCACCAATTCCGGTGGCGTGCTTGTCATCGCCAAAGGTTGCAAGGGTTGTCCAAATGTAGAGACCCACAAATATACGTTCCCCGATAGAAGAACGCGAAGACGCCCGTACCATGAAAGACGCCAGCGAGAAACGATTCTGTTTTGTCCACTACCATTATCCACAGGCAGAACTGGCAAAGGCAAATACTGCGGTTGGTCTTTGGCGTAGACAACTTCTCTATCCTCAAAACCCTTTACTACCGGAGACTGCGCCATCATTGTATCTGCGTTCATTGATTTCTCGCCTTCCCTTTCGTGAACAGTTTCGCGCCGCGTAGTCGCGGCCCGATGTTGAAACCAGGCCGGAACAACCCGGCCTTCGTCCAGCCAGGCTCTCGGCGCGCCGTGCTTTGCCGACGACGAAACATCACCGCCTCCGCTGGACGCTCGCGCGTTGCTTTCACGCCATCGCGCCCCGCTTCGCTGCACATTCCGGTCTGCACGGCCCTAACCTGAGCTACGGGCCGCGTACGCAGCTCGAACGTCTTCGGCTCGTGCGCTTCGCCGGCGAAGTGCTGCTCGATCACGGCACCACCCGCCTGCGCGCGAATCTCTAAATAGTCGAAGACGCGCGACGGCTTCTTACGCTTCGCGGCTATTATAGTCATTCTCTTCGCCCCGCAGTAATACCGCGCCTGCGCTTCTTTTCCAATCGAGCGATAGCTTCCTTATATGTCATCCCGGCGTAAACGAATCCTGGGTAAAGCGTCATTGCTAAGATGTATCCGCGGTTTCCGCTAATCGTCACGTACCCCTTCGCGCTATGCGCGAAATAGAGCGTATATCCAAACTGCGGCCGCTCGATTGCTTCGACCTTCATTCCATCCATTTCCCGTCGCTCCTCGCAAACGCCGAGCCGACGAACACTGGCACCGAGACCTTTTCCCGCTCGGGCTCTTCGCCTTTGATGCTCACCGCCAGCGTGCGGAACGCATCGGCGTCGTGCGACGCCCAATCGTGCAGCGGCGTGCGCTTGTACGTTCGCAGATCACCATCCCATTCGTATTGATAGCAGCGTAAGCCGCGAATACCCTCGGCGCAGCGCTCACGGTCGAACCAGCAAAGCGGAAGAATCGCGCGCACGGCGGCGATACCATCTTCGACGCGCATCTGCTTTGCTACATAGACACGATCCTTGCCGAACGCTTCCTTTAGTTGCTCCTCGATGCTTCGCCCGCTGCCAAGCTCCCGCGCCCGCGCATCCCACGGCAAATTGTGCCGTGCGTAGAAGTACGGCCGCTCGTGAAGCTCTTTGACGTAATAGGCCAAGCTTTCGAGCTCGCCGCTGACGTAATCGATGATGCGGTACTCCATCGGGAAGCTTTGCGCTACCCAGATGCGCGTATGCGCCGGGCCGATGTCCCAGAACGTCGCCGCAGGCTTAGTCGGATCGTACGGCACGCGCGCAAAACGCCCGGCGGCTTCCGCCGCAGCGATCTCTTTCTTGTAGATCGCGCCTTCGACGGTGCTACGCAGCGCGCCTTCATAGACGTGCTCGGCCTCGTCCGGGTCGCGCCTCATCAAGTCTTCGCGCTCGCGGCGCAGCACTTCAGGGAACCACGGGTTATCATGCCAATTCACGCG